GGCTTGAGCTTCAAAGTCCTGCTGTAATGTCAATGCAGAGTGCATGTAGTCTAACTCAGTACCTAAGACAGAACCCATAGAGGTGATAGCCGCAGCAACTGTAAAGCCTGCACCTAACTTAACTAAAGGACCACCTGGTGTAGCTGCAGCTGTTACCAAGCCAGCTTTGATACCAGCGTAACCTCCAGCAATACCACCAACAAGCTCCATCTTATTCTCAGTGAAGCCACGCCACCATTCAGGTGTGACCATAACAGGGCCGTCTTCAGTCTGAGCATACCACTCACCATCAGGACCAAACTCTAGGTCTAAGCCAAACTTATTCTTAGCTTCCGTGGTAATACGATTACGTTGTGCAACACGAGAGGCATCAGAGATGCGCTGAGCTTCTTGATCACCAAAGAAGCCTGCAATATTAGTTGTCACAAATGAGTCATCAGGATAGACTGTTTCCATCTTAGAGACAAGCTCTTTAATGGTCATGTCTTCAGCACCTACAATATCACGGTAAGCATCAGATATACGACCAGGAGTCTGCGGGTCGGGTTCACCCATAGGCTTAGACTCAGAGTTAGCAACATCAACTTCCTGATGCTCAAGCATAGGTTTAATGTCTTCATCTGTGTAACCTTCGGACTTCATAGTCGCAATAGTCTGAGTATTAGCTAAGATGTCTTGAATCTCAAGCTCGTTATACCCGTCTTCAGATAGCATACGCTCTACATCATCTTGAGGCATACCTTCAGACAACGCTTGATACGCAACATAAGCAGTAGCACCAGGTGAGGCGTACAGAGCAAAACTTGGCTTAGCACCTTCTTTAGCCTTAAGCACAGCATAAGTCACCACTTTTCCTTCACCTTTATTAGCGCCGCTAAGGATAAAGTCTACTGTCTCAGGGAAGGACCGACCTACTTCATCTGCGCCTTCGAACTCTACGGACTTAACAATATCAAATGCTTTGTCAGCAAGTTCGTCTGTGTACTCTGTTTTATACGCCTTTAAAATTTCAAGTTGCTCTGCTGTAAACTGTCCAGGCTGACCTACTGTCTTCAGCTCAAAGTCCATGCCTGACGACTTAGCTAACTTTTTAGCTGTAGATAACACAGTAGTCTCATACCACTTCTGTACACCTGGAGCACGTTTAAGGTCGTCTACCGCACCTGAGATAGGAATAGCAACTTGGCTACGACCTTCATCAATGGCATCGGTAATTTCACGTTCCATACCTTTGCGTAGCCAAGTCTTCTCAAAGGGAGACTTGGGAGTAGACGTAGCACTAGCTAGCACGCTATCCACAGTAGAGTCTAGCCAATTAGTACCTTTTAAGTGCGGTAGTAGCTGCTCTACCCGAGCAACAATCACCTCACCTGCGTCATAGTCACCTTCGTCGTAAAGCCGCTCTATCTCTGCAAAGTCTTTACGTACCTCTGCTTGCTGCGTTGCGCTTAACTCCGCGCCTGCGTAACCATGCTGGCGGCCGGCTTGGTGCAAGTCTGACTGTATCTCTTGTACTACACGTGTAGGTGTACCGTCTAAGGTATCGTCATACACGCGTGAGTGCATTAAGTAGTTAGGAACCTCGCTAAAGTGGCTAGACGTGTAACGTGAACCTTCAAGTGCGGCAATCTCACCTGGTACGTCTTCTACAAACTCAGTAGAGGGCACTGGAGGTTGTGCACCTTTATCAGAGTACGTAGTAACCTTCTCTTTGTACGTAGGATTATTACGACCAGGCTTTAAACTAACCCAGTTATACGCGTTGGCGAACTCAGTACTGAAGATGTCTTTACGACCTTCTTCCATCTTAAGTAAATCTGCCTTGGTGACCTTGCCTTCTTTAGGAAGCTCTACACCAGAGAACTTAATCTCCTCTTCCTTGATACCTTTCTTCTTAAGAAGGTTAGGTACAGACTGTGCAGGCACAACAGTATCTTCAGGTAACTCTTTTAGTCCTGTACGTAACAGTGAACTAATAGCTGACATTACGCGACTCCTTCGTTTGTATTCTGTGGAAGCTTAAGAGCTTTACTCATAGGTTGTCCACCCTGTTGACCGCCTTGTGCCATCTGAGATGCCTGAGCTTGTGCTTCAGGGTCTCCACCGAGCATTGCAGCAGTCTGGTTAAGCACTGCAACAATATCAGGTGAGTACTTAGTTTTCATAGACTTCATAGCTAAGGCAGACATCTGGAAGAAGCCAGCAGGATTGACCTGACTCATCATCTGACCAACCTGGCCGCTCATGACAGTCTCAAGCATTAACTGAGCTTTCTCATCTTCATCATTATACGCTGATGCATCGATGCGGATGGTAAAGTGCATATCACGTAGCTCAGTCTCAAGCTCATTAACAGGCGCCATAATGATGTTACCGTCTTCATCTTCCATGATCTCACCAGAGGCAGGATCAACTTCAGGTAGCAAGATAGGGCGCATCTGAGGCTGACCATTAGCGTCAAATGAACCTGCGAATTCCATCATAGGCTTGTTTAGCTCAATCCAGCGATTGCCAACTACTTCATCCACAACCATAATAACCTGGTTAGCAGTGTAGTACTGGCGAATTAGCTTAGCTGTGTCATCACCTAAAGATTGGTAGAAGCTCTCAATACGTGCTGTGATGTAGCGAAGCGACATGATAGTAGCGCTTTGCTGTAACTTAACTTTACGACCTGAGTCTGAGGCATAAGCCATACCTAAGAAGCTGTCGTTAACACCTAGCACACGCTGGATGCGATCTAAGGCTTTATCAATAACCGTGTACTGGTCAAGAATCTCACGTGACATCTGCTCAATCTTAATACCAGCTAACTCTTTAACCGGAATAACAGCATTCACACGGTTGAAGTTAACAGTAAAGTCGTCAATGTTGTCAACCGCGCCGTCTTGTACAAATGCCTTCTCAGAGTTTACCATTAGCTGAAGCTTAATCAACGCCTGGTTAATCGCACGCTGAGACTCTGCTACCTCACGGAATACACCGTAGTACTCTTTGACGTTAGAGCTGTGTAAGAACTGTATGCGATAAGGCCAGCGAGTCTCTTGGTTAGTTATGCGGGTCTTCTTAAGCATTACGCCTTCAGACCAGTGACATGACCAGCGCTCACCATTCTCATCTTCCATTACCGAGTGGACGATTAAGAAGTTGTCAAACACACGGTAGTAACCAGTGTACTCAAAGTTGTTGTTGAACTCAAAGTCTGCTTCATCAACGTTTAGGTAGTTATAGTACGCATCTAAGCGCTCTACCGCTCTTTTCCCATACGCTTTAATAACCGCGTCTTTAGAGAGCCATTTGAAGCGGTGCAAGAAACGAGCATCTGAATAGTCATCTTGTGTAGACGCCGGGTCAAACACAAGCTCAGAGTCGTTAACATAATCGTAGTTAACACGATTAATAGGACGGCCAAACACATCGCGTGCTCCAGTGTCCTCAACTGTGACTTCACAAGCTAGTACTCCTGAAACTAAACCGCCAAGCTTAATCTGGTCGCCCAAGATGTCAAAGCGGTTATCATCAAATACGTGTGCAATAGCATCATTAAGCATCGTAGCATTGTCGATGTCACGAGGATTAACAGGGCTAGCAATAACTGTGTTAACAATGGTAGAGTAATAACCTACAAGCATACGAGAGAACAGCTTAACTACGTTAAACGTCTCAGCAGGTTGACCACGACGCTCAAGTACAGCTAACTGATCTTGAGTATAGTGACGATTGTGGTATAAGTCCCAGATGTCATTAGCTTCCTTACGAGAAGCTTCATAGGCTTCATAACCAACCTTGAAGCTGTCTCTTAGGTCTTCTAAATTGGCCTTCATTAACCTTCACCTTTTAGTTGTTTCCAACGCTCAGCCGCTGATACTGCAGGCTTAGAACCGTCTGGAGTAGCTTGCACTGGAACGTTAACTTGTACTTTAGGTTTTGTGACGTCTGTCACCTTAAGCTCGTCACCAGCGCTTGCACGTTGTTGATAAGTCTGGAAGTGACGTAAACGCTCATCGATAGCATCGATAGCAGCTTCAGCTTGTTCCATAGACGTACCTAAGTAGTACTTAGCAGCCATAGGGTCTTCGAAGTCTACAATAGTCTGTAACTGCTCTTTAACATCTTCCATAGACGTCTTCATAGCAGCAAGTACAGGACCTAACTGTTGACCTAAGGTACCAGCAGCCTGATCAAAAGCTTTAAGCTCAGCGTTAGTTAACGTAGCACCCATTAAAGCATTACGTTGTACGTTACGCATCGCATTATAAGCAGTAGTACCGGCTGTGCCTTCAATGTTATCGCTGAAGTACTTCTTAACACGATGGAACATGTTGTCCATCACGCCAGTCTCTTCATCTGTTAGCTCAGCACCTGCGACACTACCTAGACGTAGTAAACTGCGCATCTGACGCGCTGTCTTCTTAGTCTCACCAGTTAACTTACGGCCTGTAGCTTTTTCTAAGTCTACAATTAGCTCACCAGCTTTCTCACGAGTCTTAGGATCATTAAGATCAGCGTCATAGAAGCTACCAGACTCACTAAGACCATGTAGCTGTTCACGAATGCCTTTAGTTATCTCAATGTCTTTTTCAGCGCCGCTCGGTGAAGCTTGTAGACGTGCTGCTTTCTGTAATGCTTGGCTAAAGCTAAGTTCAGGGTCATCGCCCATAAGCTTACGCGCCACACGTTCAACAGTAGAACCGCCTGTGCCTTTAGAAGCTTTAAAGAGCTTGTTAGCTTCTAGCAGGCTGATACCTTCTTCTTCAGCAATCTTGTGAATCAAGTTAGTTTCAGCTGACTGAGTACCCATTAATAACTGGTCAATCTGAGCACGCTCACGAGCTTGTTGAAGCTCATCAGCAGTCATTTGCATCGTGTAACCCGTACCTTGCTGAAGCTTATTCATGTCTAGCAAAGTCTGCTGACCATTAGCATCAGTAGCTAAGACTTTACTCTGAACTAAGTCAGGACTATTAAAGTACTCATCAATGTCTGTGACACCAGCTTGACCTAGCATAGCCTCGGTCTGAGGCGTGCGAGTCATAGGGTCAAAGCGTGCCCAGCGTGACCACGTAGGGTCTTGCATCTGCTTAGCACTTTGAAGAAAGTTATTCAAGTGGCGAGTGTCACCGTCAGCATTGTACTGACGGAAAGCATTATACGTCTCATTCTTTAAACGAGCACGTTTTTCTTGCTTTAGTTGACCTTGCATCTGATCTAACTGTAGCTCAGCCTGAGTCTGACGAATAGGAGCTAATGCTTCTTCTTGCTCAATAGCCATCTGGCCACGCTTCTGACGTTGCTGAGCTTCTGCCATTCGCAGCTCACGAGCAGGTCGATCACGCTCATACTCTGCTACGTTGCTGAGTCCTTGTGTCAGACCTGCGTATAAACTTGTCTTCGCCATTACGCGTATCCTGAGTAATCGGTTGTTGTTACTGGAGCACCTACAACGGATGGCTGTGTTGGTGCTGCAGGTCGATTAAGATAATCTGCAGTTGCCTTACCTATGGTAGACACTGCTTGTCCAGTTGCTTGTCCGGCTTGTTGCTCTGCAACGTCTGCACGTCGCTGTGCTTGACTAGCTTGCTGAGATAGCGCTTGGCTATACGACTCACCAGGAGCCAGACCTAAACCAACTTGCAAGAACTTACGTTGTTCTTCGGCAGTCTTCATTGGGGCTTCAGCACGTATTGTAGCACGTTGCTCTGCACCTTCTTGAGCTGTTTGATGTTCAAGAGCTAATGCAATACCACTGTCTTCAATACCACGTTGAGCTAAGGAAGTCTTAATACGCTCCTGAGCAACTTGCTGTTCCTTCTGGAAAGCTTCGAGCCCTTGAGCTTCGTAAAACTCAGGAGTTAGCTGATTATAGTAAGCCGCTAAGTTATCTTCTAAGCCACCGTAAGTCTCTTGCCATTCAGCAAGTTTCTCACGCTCGAAGGCGATAGACTTTTCGTTCATCTTCTCAGCTCGCTCACCTTCTTCTTGAGAAGATTGATACGCCAGACCTGCACCAACAAGTGTTGCACCACCAACTGCTACCATACCCCAAGTCATATCAAACCTCCAATTCAAGCTGCTGAACTAATGCTGGCATATCGTCGTACGATGCAGCGATTAGGTCCTGCTCAAGCTTGTCTAAATCTGTCTCGTCACTTGCATGGATTGTAGTCCATACAGTGGTCTCATGTGCCCATACAACTCGTTTAGTCCCTGGTTTAGAGATCATAGTGTATGGCGCTTTAATTCTTTGTAATCCCGCGTCTGTAACTTCGGTGACAAAGCCCGCAGAAATAACACTGATATGCTCATGCTTCTTTATCTTGCCAGTGATCACTGTCCCGGCAGGGATTATCATCTCGCGTGCATAAAGACCGCTATCAGTGATATGATGTCTAACATCCATGCTAGCAATATCAATCTGATCTGGAAGCGCCATCATGGCTTGCTCCAGGGCATCAATGTTATTTCTACGCGCAAGCTCAGTCATCTTGTTTCAGACCTCGGGCTTTGTCAACTTCTTCGACAAGACGTTGTAGGAACAGACGCAAAGCATCTGTATCCGTTAGATCAGCAGGAACAATAAGTGTAGACTCAGCCATTAGCTTCTCCCAACAACGTATTCAATTTCATGGACTGTACCAATACCTTCAAGTTCGAACTGAACAAAGTGTCCACGTTGCTCTTTTGAAGGTACCTGTATCTCAGTACTGTCAATGCCTGTTAGCGTACGAGTAGCTACCAGTGCATTGTCAATATAAACTTTAATAATTATATCACCTTCATGATAAATAGTGAACTTTTTATACCATTTTTGTTCCGTTACTGATCCCTCTATAAAGCGTGGAGACTTATACTTCATAGTAGCCTCAGTTCCAGCGTAGAACTCCTGGAGTTCACCAGACTTAACACCATACAATACATCATTAGCTATAGCTAAGGAAGTAACACCAGGTGTCTGAGTCTTATATACCTTACCATATGCGAAGTCGAACTGAGTAACCGTACCACCAGAGTCTAAGACGTAGTAAGATTCGTCGAAGATAGCTGAAGCAGTTGCGTTTACGCTGAACTTTCCCAAGGTCTGTTTAGACACCACCTGTACTGGCCCACCACCCGAGGTACAAATGCCATCCGTTGAAATCCATAAAGCCGCGCCACCCATAACCTGGATTGACTCGAAAGCTAAACAACCTTGGTCAGCAGATAAACGCTGTTTAGATAGCGCGTTAGGTCCGGTACCCGTAACTAAGTGAGTCTCGTACTTCGTAAACACTAGGACGCCATTAGATACTGCTGCAATACCAGTAATATCCAAGTCAAATTCTAAGAAGTAAAGCTCAGGCCAACTGTCAGGCTCACCGATAGGTGTAAACCTTAGCTTAGAACCTTCAGCTCCGAATAACATGGCATAAGCTTTAGTTAAGAAAGCTAAACCAACTGGAGGGTTAAGAGCAATACTTGAGATTAATAACTGTCCAGTAAGGTCAGTGTCTGACGTACTATCTACGTAAACAGTAGTGGCATTAGCTACTTCGTCTACTAGCGTAGAAGTAGTCACGTTACCGCCTACTCTGTATATGCGTTTATCTGTGACTTGAGGGTCAGTAGAAACTGGTAAGTCTGCAAGTGTAGTACTTGTACGCTTATCTAACTCTATTTCTTCTGAGAATAGACTTGGACCTGACTCTGTACCATCATTACTGTTATAGTACGTCATTTGGTATTGGTAAGTACCAAGTAAAGGTGCCATTAAGTCTTGGGTTAACTCAGTATTAGCGCTAATATCGTAGACTGTGTCTACAAGTGACGTACCAGGTGAACCAGGTATAAACGTTCCGACTAAGCGATATACGCCTTCGAATAGCCGGTATACACTTCTTGTAGCTCCAGTAACAGTATACGAGCTAAACGTAACAGTTTGAAACGTACTAAGTGCAGAAGGTGTGATATTAGGCTCTAAAGTGGATAGCTCAGCCACGTCTAGATCTTCACCTTTGATAATAGAAGAGCCTACCGCATAGTCTACGCCATCAACTACTGTAGGTAGCGTAACAACTGTCATAGCTAAGGCTTGAGTCACACCACCAGTTATGCTCTCTACTATAGCGTAGTCTAAGTCATGAAAAGGTATATCGCTACCTCCACCCACAATAGCTTGCACCGCATCTACGCTGACAACGGTAGGTGTAGGTACGCTAGTAATGTTAGTTAGCTGAGGTGGTGGTTCTATACCTAAGTTAGCTTGTGTAGTCCCATCGTACTTCTGAGGAGCTGTAGCACGATCAGTCCAGTACAGCTTACGCTGATACTCTACGTAGTCACGAGGCTCATCTGAGTCTACCCACTCTTGATTATGATCGAAGAAGGTATGATAGGGCTTCACAAAGATACCAGCAGGAGCAGGCATCTTCAGAGGCTTAAGAATACCAGAGGCATTGTCTATATTCTCATAGACAGTACCCTGGTTTGTATTTAAGAACTGAGGTTCTGTCCGTGTAGACAAGCCTCCATCAAACTGTTGAATCTTCATGTTACACCTAAGGTAGCAATTTTGAGCCAATTTGGGAGACTTTCCACGAATCTCCGCGGTACACAAGCATATATAATCCAGCAGTTGTGATAGTGCCAAACGGTATAGTTACACCTGTTGTAGATTTAGAAATTTCAATCTGATTGGTGTAGAAGGTAAGATTCATTATCACAGTCATACCATTGATTTCACGGTCAAGCGGCATTTGAAGAGTTACATCAGAAGCACCAGTTGTGGATATTTCTATCGTCGAAATACCTGCAGGTACAATAGTCAGGCCTGATGACCCTGTTATCTGCAGATGCCCGTGAGGGTCTAACAGCCCAAACACTTTGTCTACACCAGTACCATCACGTACAGTACCTGCGTAGCGCTGCCAACGAGTGTTCCCAGGAATGCCTCCAAAAGACACAGTATTGTTTGGCGTGTTGGCACTTCTACGTAACGACATGTAAAGGCTATGATCGTTACTATCACCGCTCGAATCATCACCGCCCCAGAACTGATTTGCTATCAACCCTCCACTTGCATTTACGGTCCTTCCAAATATATTCTGTAGAATCCCTGCGAAGTTATATAGCGTACTATCCGCTGTAGCTGTGATGTAGTAGTCGTTTCTCAAGCAATCCGACTTCTCGTTTACCCACCATGTAGCAGGGACATTCCCGCCCTCAAATCTTGGGTACAAGATAGTGTTTTGTCGGCAAAACTCGAGTTGGATACCTACATCACCAACATCTTCCACTTGAGGATAAATTAGCTTATTCCCGTTAAAAGGATCTGTTTGTAAGGAACCTTTTACAATATCTAATCCCGTTTCACCGCGCATGAATCCAATGTGCAAGTGGTTCTCATTGAAGTAACCTGCATTCCCATCTTTAGGTATAGTTGTTACTAGACAACCAGTTCCTCCCGCTGTTTTCGGTGCCTTCGCATTTCGTATTACGATGTTATTGAAAGCCATGCCATTACCGGACACAGCATTAAGATCGCCGCCGACTAGTTTCGAGCCAACTAAAAAGTTATGCGTACCACGAATATCAACATCGCAAGACCACAAGCTAGTCAAGGTCACACCGACACCTGTTGAGGCAACGCTGTCATTGATCTCTAACTGGTCGTGCGCTACAAAGCCAGTTGTTATAGACCCTTGTTGGAGGTCTTTAAAGTCAAAACCATTAGTTGAAGTAAATATAAAGTCTGCTAAGAACTCAACAAATACGCCATCCTGTGACCTCCCGAACTCATGCACTATTGGCGATGGAAGAGTATAGCTATCAAGTGTTGTTTTTACAATTTGTCCAGGTTTAGCGATTGAAAGTGCGCTTGTAAACGCAGAGTTACCAACACCAAACCATTCAACAATAACCGAGTTGTCTCTAACAACCCTTTTCCAGCGCTTGTTACCAACAGTAACAATGACCGTACCATTGTCATCTGGTGTAGTAGTATCATAGGCGTCGTAGTAAAAAGGGTCACCGCCCATACCGGCATTCGTATGGCCTAATAAGCTAACTTGCTGTCCATCAGCGAGTGGCTCAAGATCTCTTAGTTTGGCAATGGTAGCAACTTCGTTAGCTACGCGATGCCATGTACCGTTACCAGTATCTGAGCTAATGCCAGTAGTATCTGTTGCGTCATAGATGTAGTCTTCAAACGACGTTACTGAGGCATATACGCGTGCGCGTGTGAAGTCTGTCACTTCTAGTGCTTGCATTTCTGCAATTGTATCTAAGGCTACCGGTACGTCAAGCTTGTCGATAGCGAATGTGCCACCTGCTCGGTCCTGGTTTACCTGGCCTTTACCTAAGAGCAGGTCTTGTACGCCGCCCTTAGACTTTTTAACTGTTCTTGTCTGTGGCATTACTCAAATGCTCCTCGGTAGGTTGACGTGAAGGACGTCGCATTGCGAGTACCATCAGTACGATTAGTTTCTAGAGCAATCTCAAGCTCTCGGTTATACAAACGAATAGACTCAGCGCCCATCTCACGGTACTGTACGTCTAGGTCGTCACGGAATGCATGACCTACAATGTAGTGCTTTAACGCTACATCAAACATCGTAGGAGTTTCTAACGAGTCTGTAACTGCCGTTAGCTCATCAGGGATACGGATATACCAGATCGTGACAGCTTTCTTAGCTTCATTGATAGCTGTTGTAACACCGTAAGCGTCACCAGTCTCTACCTTAATCGAAGGCTCATAAAGCTCAGCTAAGACACCAAAGGGCGTGTTGAAAGTATAGTCAGTAATGTCTGTGACAACGCCAAGCATCTCGTCGCCATCGAATGAGATGTCACCAGCGTTAGTGAACTCATAGTTATTGTCCGCAATACCTGCATCAGGGATGGGGTATACACGAATGTCGTGAAGATTACGGTTGTCGTAAACTAAGGCAGTAATCTCTGGACCTTCATCCAGCTGCCATGCTCGCTTAACACTGTAGTCAATAGCTGAGCTGTAGCCATAGCCACGTTCACGGCTATCGTTAGGTTGTTCGGAGAGTCTATCTTTACGCACGCGCTCGTCCATACCATCGTATGAAACTAAGTTAATATCTGCATCAGCATAAGCAGCGCGTGTGATCAACCACAAGTTCTCAGGGAGCGTATAAGTGTGTACACCAATCTCAACTAAGATTGTGTGCTGACCTTTAAGAATTTTTGTTTGCTTAGCTAAGTCCTTGTGGGCCTCATCAAGCAAGCGAATCAGACGCGCATCTGTCCAGCGCTCTGCATTTGGATCGGCTAGCGTGTCTCTAGCCCGAGTAAGAATATTTTCTATTCGTGTAGCCATGTTAACACCTAGCAATGGGAAAGTATAGCCCTCCGAAGAGGGCTATGACACTAGTTAGAGATACGAGTGTACTCACCAGTGTTCTTACGGTACTCTAAGTATTCAACTACAACAACGTAGTTTGCAACGTTAGTAGCAGCACCGGTTACTGTCAGGCCTAAGTAAAGCTCAGCGCCGGTACCAGTCTCAACGTGACCAGTGAAAGTGCCTTGCTTACCAAGAGTCTTCAAGTTGGCCGCAGACAGTACTTCAGTACCGCCTTCAGCTGTACCAAGCTTAGCAGTCGCAGATGTTGCTGCATCAGCTGCAGTTTTAACCTGGATATAAGCGTTGGTGATGATTGAGTCTGGCGGAATGTTCGCTAGCAAGAAGTTGCCGGTTGCGGCAGGAATCTCGTAAGACTCCGTACCTTCAACAACTTCAGCAGCGACCAGGCAGACACCTTTCTTTTGCGCAAAGTTAGCTTCGCGCGTTTTATCAGTAAAAGCCATGATCTAGCTCCTTATGCTACTTTAACGTCAACAGTAATTACGCCGTAGTCAAGATCAGAAATCTTAGCTGCTTTGTACTTACCAGTTTCGGCTTTGAGGTTAGTCTTACGAGATTCCATCCAGAACTCAACAGCAGACTCAGACTTAATACCAAAGTCTTGAGACTCTTGATACTTGTAGTCAGGCATCTTACCGAATGCAGTCTGAAGACCGCCAGCA